GTTCCAACCAGCTTTTGCATTTGCTTCGTGAACGTATGGGTGTAATTCTTTATATATCCAAGTATCATTTAACCATACTAAATCAGAGTTTCTTTTTCTTTTTAAATCTTTCACTTCTTCTTTTTTTAATTCTCTATCACCATAACCACCTGTTCTAGCCATAACTTCTTCTTGCGAATTTGCATAAGCTATTACATCATCGCAAAACTTTGGTGTCAGGGCTGCTGGAAAATACCAATAATAATTAGATATATTCATAAGTTATAGTTTGTACAAAATTTAAACTATCTTTCTGATTATTTGATATAATATACATATTAGTAGATGGAAACATAACAAACATATTTGTTTTAAGTTCTATATCCCAACTTCTACCCTTACGTCTATTGTCATCAAAATGTATTCTTACCCAACACTTGTCAACTTTAACTCCGTAAAGCATTGTAAAGTCAGGTGAGTTTCGAAGATCTACTGGATCAATATTTAATAAAGGTTTAGATACTTGACTAGGTTTATAAGTATCACCCCAAGAATCTTTATTAACTAAATTAATACTATATTCAAGACCGATATGATCTCGCATATAAGTATTTAACATATCCCAAGTTTTGGAAAATATAAATTGTTTATTAGTAAATGATGACTGTAAAATATCGTTTGTTAATTTTTCTTGGTCTATCTCAAAACCTTTCGGCATATTAATATTACCAAAGAATAAACTTTGTTCGCTTAAAACTTTCTTTTGCATACCACCACCGTATATAAATTATGCTTTAGAGTTTGTCAAATCCCAAGTTGTATTAGATTCATTCCAGACGTAATGCCATTCGTGAGTACCAGCTTCGTTTTGTGAAGTTTGTTCAGCTGTTAAATCAGGTGCATCACCTATTGGTGATTTCCAAGAAGCTGATTCATTATGTTTTACCCAAGATGCATATGGTTTTTTAGGCCAAAAGATTTGATCATCTTCGTCCCAAGTATAACCTATACCTGCGTAATTTCCTCTAAAAGGTGTACCACCATCTTTGTGAACGCCCCCTGCTGTATTATATGAAGTCTGAATCCACATTTGTGCAGGCCAATTATTATGTGTTTCTAAATATTGTTGACCTACTGATTCATCTTCAACACCATCAGCATTTAACATATCTTTATTATCAAGTGTTAATACTTGAATAACTTTTCCGTTAGCTCCTAGTTTTGCAAAATGTGCCATAATTATCTCCTATTATATATTATAAATTTTATTCATTCAACTATTGATATCTATACCTTATTATAACTATACCAGATCCCCCGTTTCCACCATTAGGTCCACCAGGTAAAGGTCCTCCACCAGCACCACCTCCACCACCTGTATTAGCAGTTCCTGCTTGAGAACTAGGTCCAACATTAGGACTATTAAAAGCACGACCGTCTCCTCCGCCTCCTGTTCCACCAGTACCAAACTCAGAGGAAGCTGTGCTTCCATTTGTGGAACCTGCACCACCACCAGCTCTGGCAACTGAAGATCCTGTTATTGAACTTGATGCACCATTACCACCATTTCCAGCATCTGCATTAGCACTAGGACTTCCAAATGCACTAGCGGATGGTCCAGCTGCTCCAGCACCACCTCCTCCACCACCAGCAGTAAAAGCTGCACTACCATCTCCACCACTTCCACCATTATTTCCTTGTGGAGGACTTACAGGAGGTGTATTACCTGATCCACCTGCAGCATTACCTGGAGTTCCAGGGCCACATGCTCCACCTCCACCACCAGAACCGCCTGGAGAACCAAATCTGTCTGAAGGAGTAAAAACATTACCACCTTTTCCTCCTCCTGTTGAAGTAATACTTGAAAAAATAGAATTTGCTCCACTTGAAATACCACCTGCACAATTTGAACAACTATTATTTGTACCTCCAGCTCCACCTGCTCCAACTGTAATTGAATAACCTTGTGCTGACACAGGTAAAGCACTTACACCAGATCCCAAAGGAGAAGCTGAATAACTTCCTGATGCTGCTCCTGATGATTCTCTGTAACCACCTGCACCACCACCTGCTAATCCCCAACCAGTTTTTGCTCCACCTCCACCACCACCTGCTACAACTAAATAATCTACTGTGCTAGAACCTGCAGAATTACCAGCACATGTTACTGTAAAAGTACCAGGTCCTGTGAATGTATGAATTTTATAATCACCACAACAAGTAATTGTTCCACCTGTCGCTGTAATAAAAGAGGGTCCAGGTAATTTGTCACTTTCTAGTCCAGTATTTACTACTTTCCAACCTTTTGTTGAATCCACGTAAACAAGAGTCATTGCAAGACCATCATTTTCAATTGTTAAATTAGAGGCGCTTCCCTCTATATTAGAGCTATTTCTATTTAATGTAATATTGTTAGTTTCTGCAGTTTGTGCATAATCTGATACAGCTACAATATCTCCAACGGAAGGTGATGCTGGTAGTGTTACTGTGATTGCTCCTGAAGTTGTATTTACAAAATAACCTTCGCCAGATACTGCTGTAAAATCTCCTGTCTTAACAGTTGTCTGCCAATCAACTGTCCCCGTTCTACCAAAACCTAATTGACTTGCTCCGCTTGCAAGTGATACTGTATCACCAGAAGCACCCAAAGTTATTGTAGTTCCTGATTGTGAAATTATACTTCCACCATCAGTTGCCTTTAATGCATTTGATTTTAAATCACCATTAACTGTTACTGGAACACCTGCTGTTACCGATACTGAATCACCAGAATCACCAACAGTGACAGTTCCACAATTTGTTCTTGGACTAATTTTATTTACTTTTACTTCACTCATAATTTATCTAATTTTGAAATTTATACCTTATTACTACTATACCAGAGCCACCTGAGCCTCCAGAACTAGATTGACCATTTCTTCCACCTCCACCATCACCTGAATTGGCAGGTCCTGATGCTGCTGGACTTGGACAACCAGTACCCCCTTCTGAATATGTAACATTTGAATTGGTTATACTTGATGGAGTTCCAGATCCAGCCGTATTTGATCCACCAGCACTTCCAGCACCACCACCCCCACCTCCAGTAGTAGGACCACTTTTTCCTCCACCATCTTTTCCTTGGGGAGGAGATACAGGTGGACTATTTCCATTTCCACCACCACCTGAATTTGGTCCATCATTTCCGCCACCACCACCTGAACCACCTGGTGCACCTTGTCCTTGCTGACCTGATCCAGGGTGACCTGATCCACGTCCACCTCCTGTAGAAGTAATTGTACTAAATGATGAATTACTTCCAGGATTCGCTGAGGAGTTTTGTATAGGAGCTCCGTTACCACCTCCACCAACTGTTATTGGATATCCTTGAGCAGAAACAGGAAGTGCTGAAACACCTGAACCTAAAGGAGATGTAGAATAACAACCTGATGCTGCACCAGAAGATGTTCTAAATCCTCCAGCTCCACCTGCACCTCCAGCTCCTCCAGGCCCTGAAGTATGTCCACCGCCTCCTCCAGCAACAACCATGTAATCTACAGTGTTTGATCCTGCTGAATTACCTACTGTACATACTGTAAAAGTTCCTGGACCTGTAAATGTATGAATTTTAAAATCTCCTACAGTTGCAACTGATCCACCTGATGCAGTAATATATTCTCTATCTTGACCAACTATAATAGAAAAAGACCTATCTGATGTTGTCCCTGTTTCTGCTATTGTAATTCTAACTGTAAAATTTGAAGTTGTATCTGATCCCACTTCAGTTGCAGTTCCAACAAAAGCACCTGTTGTAGAATTAAGAGTTAAACCTGCAGGTAAACTACCTGATTGAATTGAATAACTAACAGTACCAAATGAAGCTGTTCCTGTCACAGGAGAAAGATTTCCATTTGGGTCTGATCTTTGTGAACCTGAAATATTTCCTAAAGATCCTGAAGCAGTAGTAAATGTAATTGTTGGAGTTACTATCGGTCCTGAATCTCCAGAACTAGAGACTAACCAACCTTGAGTAGCACCTGAATAAGTTAATGTTGTTGCTTGTCTATTTGCAGTAACACCTTGTCCAGAAGTTCCTCCTTCGATTTTTTCTCCTGACTGAGGAGTTAAAATAATAGCGTTTGTATTTGCATTTGATACATAATCTAAAACAGTCACTGATTCTCCTGCGACCCCTGTAGGTAAAGTAACAGTTACTGTATTTGATGATGTATCTACAAAATATCCTTCTCCCGCAGACGCATTAAAATTAGCAGTCTTTGGTGTAGTTTGCCAATCAACACCTCCACCACCTAATTCATTTGTTGTTCCTGCTGCTAAAGCTAATGTTTGACCAGATCCACCAATAGTTACAGTAGAACCACATTTAGCAATATAAGTATTATTACTTGTATCTTTAATAGTATCTGCTTTATAAACCTCAGCAGTTACTGTATGTGTTGAACCACATCTAGAGATAACTGCGTTATCGTCTTGATCTGTTATATTATCTACTTTAATTTTACTTGCCATAATTAATTTTGAAATTTATACCTTACTATTACTATACCACTACTTCCAGATCCTCCAGTAGTTGGACCACTATCAGATCCACCCCCACCACCAGAACCTCTGTTTGCTGGAGATGCAGAATTACCTGGATTAGAACCACCATCTACTCCTCCGTTTCCACCAATACCTGATCCTCCCAAACCAAAATAATTTGTTGATTGAGCACCACCACCTCCGCCACCACCTGCATAAACTGTTGGTGAATTTGAAATAGAACTAGTTGCACCTGTGCCACCACTAGCAACTCCAGTATTGCTTGAAGGAGGGTTAGCTATACCTTGTTGTGTAGCTCCTCCACCACCAGATAAATTTCTAGGGCCATTAGTAGAACCAGGTTGACCTTGAGGGGGACTTACAGGTGGACTATTACCACTTCCAACAGGTGAGCCTGCTCCACCAGATCCACCATTAGATCCACATTGTGGAGAATGACCACCACCTGCTCCACCACCCGTAGACGTTATACTTGAAAAACTTGAATTGCTTCCATTACCACCTTTACCACCACCTGGAGCACCACTTCCACCTCCACCAACTACAATCGGATATGATGTAGCTGGAACAGATAAAGCTGATCCTCCTGCTAGAGGCGAAACAGAATATGATCCAGAACTTGTACCTGGAGACTCTCTAAAACCTCCAGCTCCACCACCACCTGCTCCTGTTGTAGTTCCAGGACCACCGCCACCACCTGCACCACCACCTGCTAATACTAAATAATCTACCGTATTAGACCCGTCAGAATTTCCTGCACATGATACACTAAAAGTTCCTGGACCTGTAAATGTATGAATTTTAAAATCTCCTACAGTCGTAACTGTTCCACCACTTGCAGTAACATATAATGCATTGGGCGCACTTTGATCAGTAAAAACAGATTGTTCAATAGATCTCCAACCTACTGTATCATCTACATAAACTAAAGTTATTCCTTCACCCTCTGTTGTTAAATCTATTTTACCTCCTGCTGTTCCACCATTTATTTTATTACTTCCTGCAGCTTGAACTCTAAATTTATTTGAATCAAATGTATTATTATAATCTTGTGCTGATACTATTGCTCCAGCAGAACCCGCTGGTAAAGTCATAACTATTTCTCCAGAAGTAGTATTTACAAAATATCCTTCGCCACTTGATGCTGTAAAGTCTCCAGTTTTAGCAGTTGTCTCCCAATCAACAGAACCTGTTCTACCAAACCCAGATTGAGATGCACCACTCGCTAAAGATACAGTGTCTCCAGATGCTCCAATTGTAATTGCTGTACCTGATTGACTTATAATTACACCACCGTCTGAAGCTTGATATGCATTTGATTTAACTACATTACCTGAAGAAATTAAATTTGCACCAGTTACGTTTCCTGTAACTACAGCAGCACCTGGAACATTTATAGTGTCTCCATCTGCACCAATTGTGTTTGTAGTCCCGCTTTGACTTACAATATTTCCACCGTCTGATGCCTGGTATGCATTTGATTTAATTACATTACCTGAGGCAATTAAATTAGCTCCAGTTACGTTTCCTGTAATTACAGCAGCACCTGGAACATTTGTAGTGTCCCCACCCGCACCAATTGTGTTTGTAGTTCCACATTGACTTACAATGTTACCACCATCAGAAGCTTGAACAGCATTTGTTTTTACAACATTACCTGGAACAGCAACTGATTTACATGCTGATCCTACGGTAATTGTATTACCTGTTTGTGCATCTATTTCGTTTACTTCTATTTTACTCATTATATAATTATTAAATTACCTGTTACTGTTATTGTTCCTGATACTGATACAGGACCTGCTAATACACCTGAGTCCATTGTTTGAACTTCATCTAAAGTTGATGCATGAGTAACAACATAACCTGTAGCTTCCATTACAGGGGACATTGCTTTCTTTGCAGGGATTGTACAAAATACTTCTTTTTCTCCTGCTGCAAAATCTATTTTAGATGTGTTTCCTGATGAATTACTTATTACTGTGTCTCTTGATAGAGTGTCTGGAGAAGCATCGGTAACTGTACCAATACCGACTTCAAACTCATCTGTTCCAGTATTTGCAATACAATAATACGTAGTATTAGTTGTACCAACTCCAGCTACAAATGTAATAAAGTCCTGTGAAGCACCCGCAAGATTTAACGTTCCCGTTCCTGTAGTGGTGCTTGTCTCTTTAACTCTATCGTTAATGACAAGTGCCATCGAAACTTCTCCTTACGTTAATCTTAATATTGCTGCAGATGTTGTAAATGCAGGGAACTGAATTGTAAATGTTCCTGCAGTTGCAGTTTTATCTCCACCAAAATCTAAAACACAAACAGCGTCAGTAGTATTTGAACCACCATTAGTTGTTGTATTATAAATCAAAGCTCCTCTAGCTGTTAATGTTACACCTACAAACGATAAATCAGCAAAGTCAGTAATTGCTATTGAATCTGAAACTTTTACACCTTGGTTAACAAGTGCTGAACCCCCTGCTGTATATCCTGATGAAGTAACTTCAGTATTAGATCCACCACCTGGATTAGTAGAGTAGTTTGTTGTTGATTTTCCTAAAGTTGCTGAACTTGTATACATCGCTAATTTATATGTATCTGTTGATGCATCAAAATCGTGACTTCCTTGAAGTAATTCTTTTTTAAATGAATTACAAATTGCGTTAGTTGTTATTGCCATTTTATTCTCCTTTTAAATTTTATGGTGATGGTGAAGGTATCTTAACTCTAGGTACCCCATCATCGTATTCTGCTCGTCTTCTTCTTCCCATTTGTTGTAGGGCAAAAGCTTCTGTTTCTTCATTATACTTTGTTTTATAAAGATTGTACATATCCATAGGACCCTTTAAATA